ATGAGCGAGAATGGAAGAGAAGTGACGGAGAAAGGCTGGCGGCCGGAGGTGCATCACATCGGGCGGCTGATCGAGAATGAGCTGGTGAACACGGATCTGGAGCCGTTCGAAAAAGGGCGGCGGGGGTTCTCGGTGCCGCTGGCGGGCGGGGGGGAGATGGAGATTTTCTTCAACAAGGGGAAGCATGACACGCTGAACAAGCGGTATGTGCGGACGGAGCCGAGTCACGGTGAGGTGTGCGAGGCGGTGGAGCGGGTGTTTGCCTGGATCAGTGGGAGGGAGTTCTAACGGAAACGGCGATGAGCGGAAAAGTCCATTACCATGACCATCTCGACCAGGGCGCGCACAGCGTGCTGGGTGTCGATACGCACGCGGCCTCGCCCTTGGAGGAGCTTATGGAGCGGGAGGAGGCGACGGATGATGTATTCGGCGCGGTCTCGGCGGCGTGGCTGGTGGAGATGTTTTTCGAGTGGGTCTTTGCGGACGAGAGGCCGATGGACTGGCGCTATGCGGGGCGGCGCGGATATGCGCTGCTGCGGGAGTTTTGCCCCGGGCTGCTGGCGGGGAGGAAGCTGGATGAGGCGGGGGCTTTCGGCGGGCTGACAGGGGGCGGGAGCTTCGCGATGGACGGGCTGCGGGACGCGGCGGAGGGGCGGGATGAGGAGATGCGGAAGATCGTTTCCCTGTTCCTGCGCTGGATCTATCAGGAGGATGGCCGGAAGTGGCTGGAGCGGGGGACTTGGCGGCTGTATATACTGGCGAGCCGTTACCACGGGCGGGCTCTTAAGGTTTGGCAGTCGCTGGAGCAACGCCACGAATCCGATCCGCCGGGGCGGTGGAGGGATATGGGCTACGCCGATTTCGCGGTGGCCTTCGGCGAGCGGGGTGATGATGACGATGGGGCGCGGGCGAGATGGTGCTACCGGGCGGGGAAGATCCTAGAGGGGATTCCGCAGGTGCCGGGGGCGAAGACGGAGGAGGCGCGGGAGAAGATGCGGAGGGCATCCAAGGGGAACGGGAACCGGAGGGGGAAGAGGAAGGGGTGATCAGGAGTCAGGGGTCAGGGGGCAGGAAATTTTAAGAAAATCGAAACTATGAAACATCAAACGATACATATTGAGGAATTGCAGGATCATCCGCTGAACCGGGAATTTCCCCGGACGGGGGCGAAGTGGGAGGGGCTGGTGGCATCGATGAGGCAGCACGGGCAGCTTACGCCGCTGGTGGTGAGGCCGCTGCCGGAAGGCGGCTGGCAGGTGCTGGCGGGGCATCGCAGGACGGCGGCGGCGGAGGTGTGCGGGATCGATCTGCTGGAGTGCGGGGTGCGCGAGATGACGGATCGGGAGGCGCTGGAGTTCGTGGTGCTGGAGAACCTGGAGCGCGAGGAGGTGGATACGGGCGAGGAGGCGCGGCTGGTGGAGGCGCTGGTGGAGTGCTGGGAGGGCGACAAGTCGGCGGTGGCTCAAAGGCTGTGCCGGAGCCTGGAGTGGGTGGAGACGCGGCAGGGGCTGCTGGATCTGGGCGAGGAGGTGCTGGCGGCGGTGCGCAGGCCGCGCGAGGACGAGGGGCACCTGAGCATTGCGACGGTGAAGGTGCTGCTTGGCGTGCCGGCGGCGGAGCGGGAGCGGGCGGTGCAGCTGGTGCTGCATCCGGAGTTCCAGATGGGTGTGCTTTCCGCGAGGGCGGCGGCGGAGGTGGTGCGCGAGGCGATCATGGATCCGCTGAGAAGAAAGCTGGAGTGGGCCGAGGGCGCGCCGAAGTTCGTGAAGGCGTGGCGCAAGCGGCTTTCCGAGGGGATGGGCAAGGCCGAGGCGAAGGATCTGGCGGTGCTTGCGTGCGAGTGGAGCCTTGTGGAGAAAAACGCGCCGCTGGTGCGCAGCGGGCGTGCGGCGGAGGATTTCCTGACAGGTGACGCGGGGAAGACCTGGGCGCAGCTGGCGGTGCGCCACGGGCTGACTGTGTGGGTGGTGCCCGATGATTCCCCGGAGGGAAGCAAGGCGGTGGTGGATGAGGGTCTGCTGCGACAGGCGGAGGCGGCGCGCGCGAAGCACGGGCTGGATGTGTGGCTGGCTGCGGCCGAGGCCGCGCAGGCACCGGCGAAGCCTTCCGGCGGGCTGGCGAAGACAGGGGTGGAGAATCCCGAGGATGTGCTCCGCGAGATCGAGGAGAGGGATAGTCCCGCGCCGGAGGAGCCCGAGGCGAAGACGGTGATCGAGCAGAGGATGGAACACCGGGCGATGATCGATATGGGCGCGGTGAAGCGGCTGGCGATGTGGGCGGTCTCGACAGATGCCGATCCGAACACGGCACCCGACTTCGTGCCGAAATGGGCGAAGGATATGGCCTATCGCGGGGAGTGGCAGGACATCGATGCGGTGTGCAACTGGGTGGTTGGGCTGAAATGAACGCAAAAAGCGATGGCATCCCCACCTAACACCCCAAGACTACCCCTATGAGTAAAACGAAATCGAAGCCGGAAACTGCACCCCAAGAAGAGACTGGTGGGGATTGTCCATCCGCGTCTTGTTCAGCGTCTTCGAGTCGCGAGCGGACGTTGAAACATGAAATCTTCAATGACCACTTCCAGAACTACAAGCGTCACGCTATCCCCAAGGCGCAACTGGTCATCGCTGATATCCCCTACAACATCGGGAAGAATGCCTACGGCTCGAATCCGGCATGGTATGAGGGAGGCGACAGCGCGAACGGGGAAAGCAAGCTGGCGAATAGCGAGTTCTTCGACACTGACAAGGACTTCAGAATCTCTGAGTTCTTGCACTTCTGCTCGAAGATGCTCAAGCCGGAGAATAAGAAGGAAACCGGAACGGCTCCTTGCATGGTGGTCTTCTGTGCCTTCGACCAGCAAATGGAAATCATCGAAAAGGCCAAGGAACACGGGCTGATGAACTACATCAATCTTGTCTTCACGAAAAACTTCTCAGCCCAGGTGCTGAAAGCGAATATGCGAGTCGTGGGCAACTGCGAATACGGGCTGATCCTCTACCGCGACAAGCTGCCGAAGTTCAACAACGGCGGGAAGATGGTCTTCAATGCCATGGAGTGGCCGAGGGACAACGAAAGCGAGAAGCTGCACCCGACACAGAAGCCGGTGAAGCTCCTGCAACGGCTCATAACGCTCTTCACCGACCCCGGAGAAGTGGTCATTGATCCATGCGCCGGAAGTGGCTCAACGATCATCGCTGCGTCACGGTGCGGGCGCACTGGCTACGGCTTCGAGATCAAGAAGGACTTCCACAAAGCGGCCTGCGGATGGCTGCAACGTGAGAAGCAACAAATGACGCTCAAGCTATGATTCCTCCGCTGAACGCCGATGCAATACCGCCCCGAGGGCATGGGTCACCAGAAATCTCCGAAAATGACTGAAAACTTGGCCACTCCCAAATCTTGCGAGCCACCTTCCTCGAGGTCGGTATCTGCAACTTGTTGGGCATGGCTCGATTAACCAAAAACGATACGAAATAATGAAACTTCCAGGAAATATAATTGATAACGAACACGTGGAAAATGAAGCGGAAGGGGACGCTCTGTCAGATGCCATCTATGGATACGGAAACCAAATCCAGACGACGGATCACCAGCTTTGGTTCTGCGATAGCATCTTGCGAATAGCGGCCGGCTTGATTGCTGGAGTAGTGCCGGATGGGTATGATGAAATTGGGAGGCGGTTCGCGGAGCATCTGAAACACAACAAGGAGTGCGACGAACTGGACGATAAGGAGATGTGGGAAGGCAAGGGGGTGGAGCCATGAACTACTGTAAAGATTGCAAGTTCTGGGATCAGTTCTACGAGGATGAGGCTACCCGTGCGGGGGCTGGATACTGTGTCCGATACGCCCCGCGGCCCGTGATAGGGAAAGACGGTGGCAATGGGGAAGAAAACGTGGTTTGGCCGATCACGCGTGAAAACCAAGGGTGCGGTGAATTTGCTCTGCCCAACGCTGGGGGTATGGCGCGGGAACTAGCCGCGCTGGACTGCGATAACTCAAACGACTTCAACGGCTAGTTCCCGTTGCCATCACTCCCTTGTTGTGCCTCTTTTGTTATGAAACGAACCAAATCACATTGCGAAAAAATCCGCACCCGCTTGAAAGAAGAATGGGCAAGCGGGAAAAGGTCGCCATCCGCAAAGTCTATTGATGCCGCCAAAGCGAATGCGAAGAGATTCTGGAGCGATCCCGATCTAATCGCAAAAAATATCGAGGGGCGGAAATCTAAGCGATTCAAGGAAGCACACACAACTGGACATCTGCAAACGGAAGAGGTGCGCGAGAAGTGTCGGCAAGGAAAGCTCCAGTCCGAAGCATTCAAGTCCGCTCGGAAGGAGGCTGGTAAATTGCTGCAATCACCAGAGGTGCGGAAGCGGGCGCGTGAAGCATGGAATGAAAGTCCGCTAGCCGCCGAAACGGTGAAGACCATGCGCGAAGCGATGGCACGTAGCGAAAAATGCCAGGCGGGAATCAAGCACCATGCGGGGCGCATGTGGCATGTCAGGAGTCCCGACAATGTGACGTATCACTTCCTCAACTTGGCGGAGTTCATCCGTCGGCACCCGCAGCTCTTCGATCCTGCGGATGTGCCTGTGAAGGCGATGCGCGGAATTGGAATGCTCCGACCTACGCCTACGAGAAAGCGGATCTCGGGGACATGGAAAGGCTGGACATGGATATCACTCACGGAGGTCTTCAACAACGGCGGGGAGGATCTTCTTTCTCGGCACAACGCTGATGTGGAGCTACCGCCCAAATGAAAAAGCCAATGAAGGACCAACAAGACATATCCCGATACTCGGAGAACGCCGCACACCACGAAGCCGCGAAAGAAAAAGCTGATGAGCGGTTAGCTCGCACGGCTGGTTCTGCGATCTTTGTGACGTGCCAAGACTGCGGGACAAAATACGAAATGGGGAATGGGCAACTCGCTGCCGCTGAAAAACGCGGACACTACCACCACCTTGGACACTGCCCAAAATGTGACCGAAAAACATGGAGCGAGGCATTCCCGGTGCGCCCCATGACGCGGGCAGAAATCGCCGCCGCATTCCATGCGCAGAACGCTCCAGTGGTGGCACCGCCGCCCCAAGACTCCGATTCCAAATAAGACGTTCCCGGCGGTTGACCACCCACGCCTTGTTCACAGTCTTTTGAATTATGAAGCACGGAAAAACAGAACGCGAAACGCTCGACCTGAACGGATGGACCATCGGTGACATTCTTGAAGGTGACGAGGGATATGGGACGGATCTCATTATGATCACGGCAGTCGGGGAAGAAAGATTCCTGTGCCGCTGGAACTACCAGAAAGGCAACGGATGGGAACGCGAATCAGGACAGACGACGCTCTCATGCCGGAAGTGGAGGAAGGTTTCTTCTGTGAACAGCAAATTATCCCAACCAGACTGCGAATAATTATGAAACCACTGAGCGAGAGAGAGGCGATCATCGGGCTGCGGAATGCGCAGCTGGAGGCCGGGCATGCTTTGAACACACGGAAGACTTACCGGGGATGGATGCTGCGGTATCGGGCGCTGCGGAAGAGTCGTGCGGTGCGTGAATATGCGCGCCTCCAAGGTGTGCCTGACAGCTTTTGCTTCGAGGGATCGGATCGGGATGCTTACCGGATGATCGGCAACGGGGTTTCCGTGCCGGTGGGGGAATGGATTGGCCGCGAGGTGACTCGATATTTCGGAAGGAGGGCGGCATGAGCGCGCGGGGAGAATGGATCGAGGGGAAGGCGCGGGGGCTGCTGGGGATGATTCCAGGGACTTGGCAGGATGTGGGGGGCGGGGTGCTGCAAGGGCGGTGCCCGGCGGAGGGGCGGCACTCAGGCGGGAGTGCGGAGACGGATGCGCGGGTGCATCTTTCGTATGGAGCCGGGGGGCAGCCGCCGGGTGTTTACTGCCTGCACCATTCCTGCAAGACGGAGCTGGATGAGATCAATGCGAGGTTCCGCGAGGCGATTTTTGCGAAGGATCCGAATTTCAAGCCATCGGCGGGGAAGGCTGCTGAGGAGGGGGTGGTGCGGCGTGCTCCGTGGGGGCGGGAGGCTTGGATTCCGGAGTTTTCCATTTCGAAGCTGCGGGGGGTGGTGAAGGGGGTGGAGGTGGTGACGCCGGAGTGGTTTGAGGAACGGTCGCCGGTGAGGGTGAAGGGGCTTACGCCGGGGGAGTTTATCGAGCATGTTTTCGAGCCGGGGGAGAGGTGCCTTGTTTTCACGGAGTTCAAATCCCAAGGGGATTATCTGTGGGAGGTGGGGCGGGGAGGATTCCGGCTGGGGGATCGGCAGGGGGTGCAAGCGGTGAGGTCGAAGCTGCCGCGCGACGGGGGGAAGGATGGTATCTGGTATCTGTGCAATCCGGTGGATGGGCAGTGGCATGCGAATCCGAGGCGGGCGGGGAGGTTTTCCCGTCGCTCTGAGGAGGCCGTGAGGGGTTGGAAGCACATGGTGCTGGAGTGCGATGAGGCGAAGACGCTGAAGAAGCGGGCGGGGCTGCTGAGGGATGCCCTGGCGACGGGGAAGGCGGAGGATGAGATGCGGGCGGCGCTGGAGGAAACGGGCGGGAAGAAGTGGGTAGAGACTCTTCCGGACGCTGCGGGCTGGGAGGCGATGATCCCGCGCATGGAAGCGGATGCTTTGGCGGTGCCTGGGCTGTGGATGCGGCTGCTGGCGATGATGCCTCTGGCGATCCGGGCGATCTATTCGAGCGGCGGGGACTCATGGCACGCGCTGGTGGTGGTGAACATGCAGACGAAGGCGGATTTCGATACCTACCTGCGGAACTCGGCGAAGCGGACGCTGCCCATTGTGGGGGCTGATCCGGGGGCGATGACACCGGTGCGTTTGACAAGGCTCCCGGGTTGCACCCGGAACGGGCGGGAGCAGAGGCTGATTTACCTGAACCCGAACCCATCCCCGGAAGGGGTGCCGATCCGGGACATGCCACGGCTGAGAAAACTTACATAAAGGGCGAAACAACAACAGATGAGCGATGCAAACAAGCAGCTGGCGAAGCTGGCGAACGGTGCCGAACTGGGCGTGGTGGGGGAGGATTCCGGCCTGCCGGTGGTGAAGCTGGATGCCGATCTGAACGTGGTGGGGCGGAGGCTGGGGGAGATCGTGGCGAGGCTGGATTTCTTCGAGATGAACGGGGAGCAGGTGTTCTTCGACATCGATGGGAACATGCAGCCGATGACGGCGCGGAAGTTCTGCACGTGGATCAATGACCATGTGATCATTGCGGTGAAGTTCGGGAAGGATGACGGGGAGCCGGTGGCGGGGATGCTGGCGATCGATGCGGCGAGCGTGGTGCTTTGCTGCGAGAATTTCCGGCGGGGTGTGCGGAAGCTGGCGGGGGTGAACCATGTGCGGCTGCCGGTGGTGCGGGAGGGAGGGGTGCTGGATCGGCTGCCTTGGGGCTATGATGAGGAAACGCGGATCTATACGGTGCAGGGGGGGCTGGACTACGATACGGGCGTGGATATGGCGGCGGCGAAGGTGGGGCTGGAGAGGATTTTCGGGGGGTTTCCGTTTTCGGATGACCGCTCGCGGGCGGTGCAGGTGGCGATGATGCTTTCGCTTTTCTGCAAGCACCTGCCAGGCGGGAACTCGCTGAGACCGGGCGGGCTGTGGCTGGCGAACAAGCCGGAATCCGGGAAGTCGGTGCTGGCGAAGCTGTGCCTCTACCCGGTGATCGGGAGTGCGGCCGGTGCGAAGATGAAGAAGGACGCGGATCTGGACAAGGAGCTGGAGGCTTTCGTGCGGGCGGCGGTGCCGTATATTTTCCTCGATAACGTGTATGGCGGGATTCAGTCGGCATCGATCGACCAGATGCTGACGAGCGAGGAGAGCACGGGGCGGGCGATGGGGGGGCACGGGCTTTTCACGGCGCGGAACACTGCGCTGCTGCTGGTGACGGGGAACCGGCTGGAGCTCAACGACGATGCGGCGCGGCGTTTCCTGGTGGTGGATCTTTTCGAGAAGGGCGATCCGGCGGAGCGGGGGGTTTCCCCGGAGAATGTGCTCAACGACAAGCGGATGAAGGCGCCGGAGTTCCGCGCGAAAGTGCTGGGGTATCTCTGGGCGATCGTGGAGAACTGGGCGGAGGCGGGGATGCCGCGCGGGACGGTGACGCTGGGGAGCTTCGAGGAATACTCATGGATGCTCGGGGGGGTGGTGGAGGCTGCGGGCTATCTGCCGCCGTTCACGAAGGCGGAGATCCCGGATGCGATCAGCCCGGAGAAGCAGGAGGTGGTGGAGCTGTGCCGGATGGTGCTTGCGGAGATGGGGCTGGAGGATTCGAAGGATTTCACGCTGGAGGATTTCGCGAGGCTGGCAAGGGCTGGGCAGCTATTCCAGAAGCACGTGGGCACCCAGGCGGAGGGCGTGAAGCTGACGGTGAAGGAAGACGGCCTCGGCAAGGACGAGCGCGCCTACGCGGAGGATCGCGGCTATCTGACGGTTTCCCAGCGGGCGAGCTGGTCGAAGCGGATCAAGAAGGAGTTCGGCGGGGAGGTGAAGGTGGACGGGAAGAAGCTGGAGTTCGGCAAGCGCGAGCAGGCACGGAAGGCGGTGTTCACGGTGAGCGTGGTGAAGTGATAGTCTGCTTTCCCCCACGCCCCGCCGGGCAACACGGCGGGGCGTTTCTGTTGGTGCATGCCGCCTACACTGCGGCTGCTTCCCCGATCCCCTCGCGCCTCCCATCACGCGGCCTGACCCATCACCGGCGACAGCCGCACTGCCTCTCTTCCCTGCGGAGGCAGGCTCGTCCTGCCTCCGCAGGGGTCTTGCCCCCGAACCCCCTGATATTGATTGAAAAGACCGCTCCGACCTCTGCAAAGCTCCGCAAGATGCCAAGAAATTCCCCAAGGGGCGCGGTTGCGGGCTTGAAAAGCTCCGACCACTGCGCCGACCTCCTCACTCGGAAACCCTTCAATATCAACCATTTCCCAATGGTTACATTGGTTCCAAAGGTTTTCTTGAAAGCTACAGATACTCTGTTTTTTGTCCTAGAGAGAAGGTAGGCGGACAAAAACGATGAAAGCTCTGTTTCGTGTGTCAGAAGGGGGGTGTAAGGAATCTTTTCCGAGGCCAGAACCCGAGCGAGGCGCAAGCACTCCCAGCCAAAACGAGTGATTTGCTTGCGAAATACTTTTGACATTTGACACGGGGGCGGGTGGGTGAAGCGGGACTGGGACGGGCTGGCGGGGATCTATGGGAAAAGCGCCCGCTCGGTGAAGCGGTGGGCGGCCATGGGTGCGCCGGTGGACAAGCCGGAGGAGATGGCGGGCTGGTGGGCTGGGAACATGAGCCAGCGGTGCCCGAAGAATCTGCTGAAACTGGCCAAGGTGGAAATGGAGCTTCCGGTTTACGAACCGGCTCCGCCCGCGCCGGTGGGGGAGTGGGAGGTGGGGCTATCGGCGACGCTCGGGCGTATGCAGGAGCTGGAAGTGTTCATCCACCGGGAATATCAGGAGGCGATCCGGCAGAAAGATGATGGGCGGGCGAAGGTTGCGCAGAAAAACCTGATGGATCTGGCCTCCAAGGTGGCGCTGCTGGAGGAGAAAAACACCGCCCACTTGGTCAAGATCCGCGATCTGATCCCCCGGCTGGAGGCGGAGATGGCGCTTTCCGACTTCCACCAGGACTTCCACGGGCTGCTGCGGGGGTGCGGGGATCGGTTTTTCCGGGCGTTTGGGATCGAGGTGACGGCGGAAAACGAGGTGCGGTGGCAGGAAATGATGGATGCCGTGTGCGCGAAACTTCAAGAGGAGGTGTTCAGTGAAAAGCACGAAGGCTGAAATCCGCGCCTGGGTGCTCGGCTGCGTGGCCGGGATCTATCAGCCGATGCCGACCGAGACGGTGTGGGGCTGGGCGGAGCGGACGCTGAAAATCCCTCGCGGCGGCGAAAACGATGAGATGGCGGGGCAGCCGTGGAGTTCCGATCTCTCGCCCTACGTCCGTTTCATCATGGATTGGTTCCGGGAGCCGGGGAAAAAGGAGATGTTCGTGCGGAAATCCTCGCAGGTGGGGCTGACGATGGCCGTCCTGATCGTCATCTGCTGGCACATCGTCCACCGGCCGGTGAACGTCGGTTACTGCATCGATTCCGTGGACGAGGCGCGGAAGATTTCGAAGACCCGCCTGAAGCGTTGGATCACTGAAAACAAGCTCCTCGATGGCGTGAACGAGTCCGAAGACGACCTCGCGAACCTCACCTATTTCCTGCGGTCCATGACCGTTTACCTGATGGGCTCCTTTTCCGAAGGTGCCTTCCGGAACAAGGCGCTCACCATCGGCATCCTCGATGAGCTGGACGCGCACCCGATGGTGGACAAGCAGGGCACCACCGCCGACAACATGCGCGCCCGCCTCAAGCGGTCGAAAAACTCCAAGCTCCTCGGCTTCTCCACCCCGAAGGAAGACACCGACCAGACCACGGTGGAGTTCGAGGCCGGGACTCAGGAAATGTGGTATATGCCCTGCCCGCATTGCGGCACCGAGCAGCCTTTCCTCTTGGAAAACCTCCGCTTCCGCGGCGAGGAGTTCGAGGATCTCGCGGGCGAGCCGGACATGGATGTGGTGAAGGCTCACGCCTACTTCGAGTGCATCGGCGAGATGAAATGCAAGATCAGCCAGAGCGAGAAATACGAGATGCTCCTGAAAGGCCGCCCCATTGCCCGCGCCAAGGCGAAAATGCCGAACAAGCGCTCCGTCCAGCTCAACGATTTCTATTCGAACTTCTGCACCTGGGGCGAGCTCGCGTGCCAATACCTTGAGGCCGAGCTGAATCTTGAGAAAATGCGCGCCTTCTACCAGCAGCGGCTCGGGCTTCCCTTCCGCCAGGAGGGCGGGGATCTGCGGGAAAAGGACGTTCTTGCGTGCCGCGTCCAGGAGTTCCGGCGCGGCACCTGCCCGGCCAAGCCCGTCCTCACCGCCGTCATCGCCGACGTCCAGCAATCGACCATGAAATGGGGCAAGATCGTCTTCGACAAAGACGGCAACCTCTGGCTGGTGGACTGGGGGGAAACGGCAAGCTGGGATGTGCTCGGCGAGGAAATGTGCGGCGTGATCCACACAGCCCACGGTGATTTCCCCGTCGAGGCCGCCTTCGTGGACGAGGGCGATGGCAACCGCGTGAAGGAAGTCCGCGAGTTCACCATGCCGCACGATCACATTTTCCCCGTGAAAGGCCGGGGCGAAGGCCAGATCCGGGAGTTGATCTGGCCATCCAACAGCTACCAGAACGGCGAGGAAATCCTCACCTACCACGTGAACGACAACGCCTACAAATACGAGCTCGTTTTCGGGCGGATCCTGCGCGGACAGAAGCGCAGGGACTACGCGAAAAAGCAGCTCATGCTCCCCATCAACATCCCCCCCGAGGTGGTGAAGGAACTCATGGGCGAGCGCCTCTCCAAGGTGCGGAACAAATACAAGCAGTTCACCGAGAAATGGATAAAGACCGGCACGAACGACTACCTCGACGTGCTGAAATACGCTCTCGCCATGTGGGATCTCATGGAGCCTTCCCTCCGCGATGCCGGAAGGCTGGGGGATGACGGGTGACAGAGGTTTTTGACATCCGGCGGGGCTTGTGGCTGATGAAAGATGGTTAGCGGGCGTGCGGCGTTTCTGGACGCGGGAAGCGGTGGAGACCGTTTATCAGAAAATCCACGCCGCGTATTTTAGCACCGTTGCAAAGGAGGTTGTCATCATTGGCTCCGATTTCGACGGGCAGAACTCCTCCGCACAATACGTTCTTAACCGCGAGGATATGGCCAAGGCCATTGATATTCTGGAAGCCCGCCTTCAGGAGATCGAGGAAGCCGCATCCGGCGAGGTCGCGATGGTCTCCGGCTCGCCCTCCACCGATTTTTACAGCCGCCGCAGGGTGGAAACCTAACATTTCATGGCACGCAGGAAACGATACAAGCCGCACGCACAGCAAGCCGCCGCACCCATCGCCGAGAAGCAGTGGGTGAGCGGTTACGATGGCGCGAACATTTCCCTCCGCCGTGGCGACGTCTTCATCGATCTCGACACCCGCCGGGAGCTGGACAGCTTTTCCCGGCAGGAGCTCATGCGCCGCGTCCGGTGGCTTTACATCAATGTCGGCTTCGTGCGCGGCATCGTCCGCAACGGTGCCGCCCTGGTAGGCTGGATGTGCCCGCAGGCACGCACCAAGGACAAGGATTACGATAAGGCCGCCGAGAAACGCTTCGCGAAACGCACCAACCGCGCGGAAAACTTCGACCGCTCCGGGAAATTCAACTTCCGCACCGCGCAGAAGATGCTCCAGTGCGCCGCGAAAAAGGACGGATACATCCTCACCGTCCTCACCACCAACGAATCCGGCACCGCCCCCGCCGTCGCCTTCTACGAGGCGCACCAGCTCGCCAACCCCGAGAAGCCCGTGGGACGCTGGGTGGATGGCGTGAAGCTCGCGCCGCGCAGCGACCGGCACCTCGCCTACGGCCTGCGCGGGGAGGATGGGAAAGTCACCATCGTCCCGGCCACCTCGGTGATCTACTTCGGCTCTTTCGATTCCTGCGGCCATCACCACGCCATTTCCCCTCTCGCCCATGCGGTGAACCACGCGATCGACATCACCGAGATCCGCGCCGATACCAAGCACGCCATCAAGACAGCCGGTCTCATCGGCATGAAGCGCACCCGCCAGAAAGGCGAGAAGCCCACGAAATCCCGCATGGGACTCCCCGGCGCCATCGGCGCGGTATCCAACGGCACCGGCACCAAGGAAAAACGCTTCGAAACCCGCGAGATCTGGAGCGGCGGGCAGGTCGCCGAGCTGGATGAGGGTGAGGACATCGGCATCCTCCACGACTCCCGCCCGCACCCGAACGGCATGGCCTTCCAGGATGAGCTTTACCGCGACATCGCCGCCGGATACGGCGTGCAGTTGGAAGCGATTTACAAGCTCGGGCGAATGACTGGCCCCGGCACCCGCTTTCTCATGGAGACCATGGGGCGCTGGATTTCCGGTGAGCAGGAAATGCTCGCCGAGTGGGGCTTGAAAGTCTGGCTCTACTTCACCGCATGGGATCTCGTCCACGGCGAGCTCGCCTACCCGAAGGCCGGGCATGATTGGATGGAGGTCGAGATGATGCCCCAGCGCGATCTTACCATCGACCGCTCCAAGGACGGTCGCCAGCTCATGGAGGAGCTGGATCGCGGCATGGGCACATGGGCGGACTGGCACCGCCGCGTCACCGGGCGCGCCTGGGACGATGAGGTCGAGCAGCGCGTCAAGGAAGTCGCCTACGCGAAAGCCATGTGCGCCGAGCACGGTCTCGCCTACGCCGAAGTTTTCCCACCCCGCGCCGGTGCCGCCGCCGTGGAAACCACCGCACCCGAGGAACCCGAAGAAGAGGAAAAAGAACAACCATGAGAAATTTACCGATGATCGCCGGAGCCTTGTATTGCGAACCATGGCTGGTTCGCCCCGAGGTTCACGCCCAGTTTTCCAGCCAGTTCCGCTCCCTCATCGAGGGGAAAATGAACCTCACCGAACTCCGACAGGAGGACGTTCAAGGCGCGGACGATCCTGCCGGCCCATGGCGCATTCACCAAGTCACCGGCGAGAAAATTTACTACCAGCCGCAGGTGGAGAAAATGAACGGCGTCGCCCTCCTGAAAGTGGACGGCGTGATCGGCAAGCACCTTTCCCTTTTCGAGATGTCCTGCTACGGCGGAGCCGATCTCGCGATCTTCGAGCAGCAGATGGCGAACGTCCGCGACGATGAGGAGATCCACACCCTCGTCCTCGCCTTCAACACCCCCGGAGGCCGCGCCCAGGGCGTGGAGCGCGCCGCGCAATCCATCCGCGCCGTATCCGCCGCCGGGAAGCGCACCGTGGGCTTCACCGATACCTGCTGCGCCTCCGCCGGTTATTTCCTGATGGCCGCGTGCGATGAGGCTTACGCGGAAAATGACGCCATCGTCGGCAGCATCTCCACCATCTGCGCGGGCATCGATGACAGCCGCATGTGGGAAATGGAGGGCTTGAAGCTGGAGCTTTTCGCCACCGGCAGCCTCAAGGCCGTAGGCCACCCCGGCAAGCCGTGGACGGATGAGGAGCGCCAGTTCATGCGCGACCGCGCCGCCGTCGTGGACGATGTTTTCAAAGGCTTCTGCCGCGAGCGACGCGGCCTCTCCGATGAGGCCATGAACGGAGCCCACTGGTATGCGCGGAACGCCCCTGCGGGCATCATCGATGGTCACGTGGGAACCATCCGCGAGATGATCGAGGCCGTGATGAAGTGAACGCGATCCCCACACCGCAGGAGCGAGCCGCCAACGTGCGCGAGCTGCGCAAGATGCACCGTGGGAACCGCTTCCGGCTCATGTTCGGAATGCCTTTTCTTCCTGAGCCGCCTCCCGCCTTTTTGACACTTGGCGGGGGAGGTAATGAAGATTCCATTCCTCAAACTGATCCTGCCGCTCCTCTTCCTCCGTTTCAGCATCGTATCGGATGAAGGAGGTGGCACCGCCGCCCCCGAAAAACAGGAAGCCGCCGCTCCGGAAGAAAAGCCCGCCGAGGCTCAATCCGCACCGGTTCCTGCCGCACCGCCAGCCCGCGCCGGGATCATTTCCCAAGTGCTCGCGGGCATGAAAGACAAGGCCACCCTCACCGGCGAGATCGCCCAGCTCACCTCCCGCAACCAAGCATTGGAAGCGCAAGTCCTCACCCTCACCGCCGAGCGCGACAAAGCCCTCGGCGAGAAGCTCGCCCTGGAGAAGGACTTCGCCGACATCGACCAGGCGCTCAAGGCCGCCGAAACTACGGCAAAGACCGTAGATCAGGCCGCCGCCCTGAAAGTCGTGGAGGCCGGATTCACCGCACCGCTCCCCGGAGCCACCGATGCAGCCGAGGAAGAGGAAACCCGCGAGACCCTCACCGCCAAGATCGCAGCCTCCACCGACGACAAGGAAAAGTGGGCGCTCTGCGAAAAACTCAAGGCTCTCGGCTGATCCATTTTTGACAACCGCCAGACAGAGAACCGAAACCACCATTTAGAAAAACACGACCATGCGCACACTCAGCACGCCGCTCCTTCTTCAGGATACCCTGAAGGCATACCGCACCCTTTTCCCAATGCTCGGGAACATGGGAACCCAGTTCGACAAGACGCCCCTGCGCCTCAATGAACAAGTCACGGCGCACATCCGCGTGCTGCCGACCGCCGCCAACGTCGATCCCACCACCGGATACAAGAACGGTGCCGTGCAAGGCCGCAGCCTGATGGTGGACATCCCCATCACGGTCGATTCGCACCGCCACGTGCCCATCGAATGGGCGCACCTCGACGCCATCAAGGATCACAAGGATTCCGTCGAAGGAGCGACCAACGACGCGGCCTTCGTCCTCGGGCGTGAAATGGTGTTGAGCGTGCTCAACAAGGTCACGGGCGGCACCATCACCGGCGAGCTCATCGAGGCCACCGCGAACGTGGATCTTGAAACGCTGGAGACCATCAACACCGCAATGAACATCGCCGGGGCGGCTCCCGGCGGGCGCGTGGGCATCGTCTCCTCCGCCGTGGCCGGTGCGCTGTCCCTTGATAGCCGCATCGCTTCCAAGGATTACTACGGCATCCGCACCAATGGACAGGCTTACCGCGTGTTCAACAACCTCGCCGGTTTCCAGGCCATCTATGAGTTCCCCGACATGCCGGAGAACAACACCACCGGCCAGACCTTCACCGCCGACTCCTCGGATGTGATCACCTGTGCCGGCCACGGATTCCAGAACGGCGACAAGGTGCGCGTCACCACCACCGCCGCCGATCTTCCCTTAGGTCTTGCGGTGGATACCACCTACTACGTCCGCGATGCGGCTACCAATACCTTCAAGGTATCCGCCACCGTAGGCGGCGCGGCCGTCAACATCGCCGATGGAGGCACCGGCACTCACACCGTGGTCGGCTGGGAAAAGCTCACCGGCTTCTTCTTCGAGCAGAGCGCCGTCGCGATCCGCGCAGGCATCCCCCGCCAGTCCGCAGATCTTGCCGCCCAGCTCGGCATCCCGCAGACCATGGCCATGGAGGTGATGAGCGATCCCGATTCCGGTTTCTCACTCGCCCTGATGAAGTGGCAGGAGCCCGGCACCGCCGATCTTTACATCTCCCCCACGGCCATCTGGGGCAGCTCGGTGGGCAAGCAGTGGGGTGCCGCCAACGGCATCACCGACAAGGGCGGCTACCGCCTCGTCAGCGCCTGATCTTCCATGTGATGCGGATGGGGCGCGTCCGGTGCCTGAAAAGCCCGGGCGCGCCTTTCCGATCGCTTCACCCCCAACCACTCACCACCGAATTTATGAACGTCATCGTCATGGGCTTCAAAGGCCAGGATCGCAAAGCCGATCGCGTTGTCCTCTACGCCGGAGCCGACAAGGTCGCCGCCGATGCCGCCCTCCTAGCTGGAGCCGAGGGCATCGTCCGCACCGAGCTGTATGTGAACCCGCAGGCGCACAAGCGCCGCAGTTTCCCATCCGCCCCGGTCATCGTGGAGACCGCACCCGAGCCAGTTGCCGAGGAATCCTCGCCCGCTGAAACGGAGCCGGAAACACCCGAAGCGCCCGAGGCACCCGAGCCGGAAACACCCGAGGCACCCGAGGCACCCGAGGCACCCGAGGCACCCGAGCCTCTGAAACTGCCTTCCAAGAAAAAGTAAATCTCCTGTTTGGCATCTGTTGTTATAGCCCGCCGCCGCGGTTCCGAAAGGGATCGCGGCGGTTCTGTTTTGACCCCCCGCCCGTTTCATGGATCTGAACGATGTGCGCGAGTTTGCCAAGATGGGCGCGGAAGTGGTGGAGAAGCTCAACAAGGGCACCGTCACCATCGCGGGAGTGGATTACGCCGCCGCCGTGGGGAAAGACCCGCTCACCTCCGGAGCCGCGCGCGGCGGGGAGTTCTACGAGGGGGATCGCATCGTCCACATCCGCAAGGAAGTCCTCGCCGAGAAGCCGGCACGGAAAACCACCGTCACCCTGGAAGGCACCCTCTGGACGGTCGTATCCTCCAAGGGCGAGGAAGCCGCCGCCGTCGTCTGGAGCCTCCACCTCAAGCCGCGAAACTGAGCCATGATCGTCTCCACCCGCGTATCCGGAGCGGGCAGCTACGCCCGCAGCCTGCGCCGCCACCTCGCGGAGCTGGAGAAGGATGTGCAATCGGTGCTCAAGCAGGAAGCCCGTGCCCTCGCTATTTCCTACGGCCTCGCCACCGTCCCCTTCGGCCAATCCACCGGCGAGAAATACCGAAAAAAGATCGAGGCGGATGTGGGTAAGGTTATCACTCACCGCGACGATCCGGCAGGCGTTTACCGCATGATGAAAAAGCACGCGCCGGAGCTGGCCGGGGCTTACTGGCACGCCCACAAGGCGCGGAAACATCACCGGAAGGCGCAGATCATGCGGAAAGCCAATCTGCCGCAGGGCGGTGCCTCCCGCGCCACCGTGAAGCCCTTCCGCACCCGAGCCGATGGTGCCGTGGGGCGCATCGAGGAGCCCGTCACCCTCGCCCGGAAAAACGAGCGCGCCAAGGTCATCCGCGAATCACAGGCCACCGTGGGCACCGCCAAGGCGGGTTGGCACCAAGCGGGAAAAGCCCTCGGCGGGCGCACCCGGCGGAATCTCGTCAGCACCACGGGCAAACGCTCCACCGTGGAGGCCTTCCCCGCCTATGTGCGGAAGGTCTCCCGCCGCTTCAACGGCCTCGGCGGTGCCTACGTGGGGCGCGACCGCGTGCGGATCTGGACGAACGTGCGCCACGCCACCAAAGCACTCCGCCCGCGCCTCAAGAAAGCCGCAGAGCACTACGCCAAGGATAACGTCGCCAAGGCCATGGGCTACGCCACCGCCGCCCGCAACGCAAAATGGAACAAGACTGCATGATCGGTTTTTTCGACACCCGCCCGCAAGTGACATGAGCGAGAAAATTGTGCAGGATTTCATCAAGGCCGTAACCGACACCTACCAGGGCGCGGGCATGCCGGAAGGGTTGCCGGAGGGCTTCGCCATCGTCCAGAAATCCCGCCGCGGCGATAAGATCCGCCCGCTCATCGAGATCGGCTCCGAGGATGAGAAATGGATGCACCCCAAGCTCGTCCAGTTCGATCTCGTCATGGGCTTGGAAACCCGCTCCGAGGATGTGGAGGAAGACGAGGAGGAAGTCGCCGCCGATGTCGTGGCCGGCTGGTTCGCGGTGATCGAGGAAACCTTCCTTGACCACATCTCTGACACCCTGGAGGGCATCGATGCGCTCGGCTTCGGCGTGCGGCACCTTTACCCCGTTTCCAGCGGCACGGCCGATCCCGAGGGCGATGGCTACACCGCCACGAAGCGCTGGAAAGTGATACTCCAGAAAAACTGAGCGGAGCGTTTTTGACAATCGGGCGGATGTATGCCTGCCATCAACGCGATCATCCAATACGGGGAGACCATGGAAAATTCCGCGCTCATCGATGAGCCGGATCTCCTCGTCCAGAGCCTCAAGATCACCCCCGCCCGCGAGAAGCAAACATGGAAGCGCGCCGGAACACTTGCTGTCGGCATGCTGCGCTTCACGAACCCGACGATCTCCTTCGCATTCAACGCCATCGTCGGCACCGTGGCCGGTCTAGCCAACCAGCACCCCGGCACCCTCGTCACCGAGCTGGCGAACTTCGCCGTCTCCGCCACCTCCTACGAGTTCGATCCGGACGAGGGCATCATGGTCTTCGAAGACCCCTCCCGCGACATGTCGCTGGAGAACCCCATGGAGACGGATTTCACCGTTGTCCAATACCCCTTCATCGATAGCGACGCCACCTCGTGGACGCCATCGGACGCCTGACCTAACCGCCCCGCATAGGGGCACACCCCGAGCGATTTTATGGAACAGTGGATCACCACCGTCGATACGAAACTGGCTGCCGCCTTCGGCACCCTTGGCATGCCCATCCGCGTGCGGAACACCTTTGACGAACTCTCGGGAAACGAGATTGTTCGCTTCCAGGTGGGCTTGCAGAACGTGGAGGGCACCATGCAGACAAAGCACCTCCGAGCCTGCCTGAAAAACGGCAGCATCGAGGCGAAGCAGCCCGCGCATCCCTTCCTCACCATCCTCCGCGCCTACAAGAACCGGGACATGGTGCTGGACTGCGCCAACAAGGGCACCCGCATCCGCCTCGCGCCCGTCCCCGGCACCCGCCTCTTCCAATACCTCCCCGGCGATAGCGGCCTCCCCGGCATCACTCCCGGCATAGCCGTCATCCGCACCGGCGATCTCAAGATGGTCGCCGCCCTCGGCATCGTAGGGCTCGGCCTCCTCCGCATCGAGGGCGACAACGGCAGCCGCATCTACACCGTCCAGGCACAGGCCATCGTGCAAGGCCAGCCGGTGGACGCCGCCGATCTCCTCCGCGCATGGCGTGCCGATATGGAGAGCATCCCATGGGAGCACCCCTTCGCCCAGGCCGCGCGCGGCCTCTACAACCGCGAGCGCCTCCTCGATGCCGTGCGCCGCAGTTCCCGCAGCATCCTCATCCGCAAAAAGAAAACCATCCGCTCCGCCGTAATCGCCGAAAACGCCACCGAGGCGGCATGGGATGAAGTGGCGGATTTCTTCGGAGCGTGAACGCCATGAAAGAACTGGCAAGGAATCCTTTGCAGTTGGACGCCGCCGACACGCAGTGTAGTGCCGATTGCGCTCTCAAGTCTGGTTCTGAGGCGTTGAAGCAGATGGGAATGATGTGCTGGATGGCCACGGAAGGCGGGCGGAAATGCCCGCAATGTGGACGTTATGCAAAGCCTGAAACGCTCGGAAATCTCAGCTTTTACACCACGGGAAGCGTGGTCGCTAGAATCTCCATGTATGGCCACTTGCCCGGCTATGGATGCAACAAGGTAAGTCCTCAGAACGCAATAGTGGTGGCACCGGCCACGCTGGAGCCTGAATCCAAGAACGACGTTGTGGCCGGTTGA